ACCAGTCACCTGCATCGAAGGAAGTCGAAGGAACAACGGCGGTTCCGTTTCCAGAAACGGTACAAACGAAATAAGAACCTGTAGTCGCTGCTGTACCTGCTGGAATTGCATTTCCTGCACTAAAACCTGCACTCGTTCCAAAGGTCGTCAAGGTGACTATTATTCCATTCGTAGCATTAAAGGTGCCGCAAAATCTGAGGTTTTCTTCTGCTAATCGTCCAAAACCAACAGAGAACCAACTGTTACCGTTAAATATTCTTAATTGCCCTGTCGATTCTTGTAACCAATAGACACCAGTTGGCAAGTTGGTAATTGCTGGTTGTGCTTCTTGAATAAACGAAATAGCATTGCTGCCAATCTTATCCATTGTGATTGCATCATCTGTAATAAATGAAGTTCCAAATGTTCCGCTAGTAACTTTTGAAGCAGGTAATGCTGGAATATCACCAGCCGCTAAATTATCTCCTGAAGTAACAAATCCTTGACTTGAAACTGTAACTTTTCCGTAGGTACCACTGGTAACACCGCTATTAGCAATAGATAAAACACCCGTACCAGAAACAGTTAAAGGGGAACTACCTGCTGGAACGCTGATAGCACCAATAGCACTTGTTGTTGCTACAGGCAAATCTGTTGCTACAAGTGCAGTTGTACTTGTTATTAAGCCTAAAGCGTTAAAACTTATTCCTGATCGTGTTGCCGCAGTAATACTATTATTAATTGATATTGCACCTAAATTTGTAACTGATAAACCACCTGCACTTGGAACAGAAACCGCACCAACAGCAGAAGTTGTTGCTTCTGGCAAATCACTTGCAACTAAAGCAGCCGTTGATGTTATTAATCCTTCATTGTTATAACTAATTCCATTTCGTGCTGAAGAGCCACCTACAACAGCGTTGTTAATCCCTAAGTTTCCACTAGCTACATTTAAAGAACGATCAAGGTTTGATGTATTTAATTTGGCGGCTGTAATTGTTCCATCACTTATTTTTGTTCCTGCAATACCAGTAGCAATTTTTGCATCTGTTACGGCTGAACTTGCTATCGCTGCTGTGTCTACAGCAAGATCTGCAAGCTCACTCGCTCCTACAGCATTAGCAGCAATCTGAGTCGCAGTAATTGTATCGTTAGCAATCTTCGCTGCTGTTACCGCTAAATTATTAATCTTGGCTGTTGTTACATTTGAATCTGTAATTTTAACTGTGGTGACTGCATTGTTTGCAATTGCCGCAGTATCAACAGCATTATCTGCTAGTTCTGACGACCCAATTGCATTTGCAGCAACTTGTGTAGCTGTGATCGTGTCATTTGCTATCTTTGCTGCCGTAACAGAAATATTGGCAAGAGCAGCAGTATCTACAGCGTTATCTGCCAGTTCACTTGCTGTAATTGCATTTGCTGCTACTTGAGTTGCAGTAATTGAATCAGCAGTAATTTTTGCACCAGGAATATCCCCATCAGTAAGACTTAATTTGGCATAAGTAACATTTGCATCTGTAATCTTGACTGTCGTTACTGCATTTGTTGCTAATTTTGCTGTCGTAATATTTGAGTCAGTAATTTTAGCTGTCGTAACTGCTGCATCTACTATTGCTGCTGTATCTACTGCGTCATCTGCTAACTCAGAAGCAGTGATAGCATTAGCTGCTATCTGTGTAGCAGTAATTGTATCGTCAGTAATCTTTGCAGCAGTAACAGCATTTGCTGCAATCGCTGCTGTATCAACGGCATTATCAGCTAATTCTGTTGCAGTAACAGCATTTGTTGCTATCTGTGTTGCTGTTATTCCACCTGCTGCAATCTTCGCACCAGGAATATCTCCATCACTTAAACTTAACTTCGCATAGGTAACATTAGCGTCTGTAATCTTTGCTGTTGTAACTGCATTAGCAGCAAGCTTGGCTGTTGTTACATTGAGATCAATAATGGCTGCTGTATCTACTGAATTATCGGCTAGTTCACTCGAACCAATAGCATTTGCCGCTATCTGTGTTGCTGTAACTGTGTCATTAGCTAATTTTGCTCCTGTAATAGTTGCATCAGTTATCTTTACTGCTGTTACTGCATTATCAGCAAGCGTAGCTGTAACAATTTGACCTGCTGTTAATGGATAAGTCAGTGCCGTAGCGGGAATTGATGCTGCATCTAAAACCGCAACTCCTCTTGTTACTAAAGCCTTTACAGTGATTTGCTTTGTTTCACTTGCACTAACATCAGCAATAGCAAGAGGGTCTGTCGCAGCAGCACTACCACTTGCTAAAACTGGTAATTGAGTTATCCGAAGATCTGCCATTGCCTTTTGTGATTAATCTTTTTTCATTCTACGTTGGATCTTGAAGATTAAGTGCTTCATTACCTTCAGATAGAATGTTACCAGTCTGATTACTTTCTAATGCTATGTCAAAAGCTGGCATCCCATAACGAAGAATAACTGGTCCCGTTGTTAAAAAATCAATTGATGTTCTAATGATATTTGTTGACTCAACACTAATTGCAATATTAGATACTAAACATTCAGCGTCATACCATACACTTTTGTTACTGGTGCCTCCTGTAAAGTAAAGAAAAAACCTCCCTAAGAAATCGGCACCTTGATCAATCCTTAATATTAATTGTGACAAATAAATAGGAAATTCAGGAGAAGCCGCAACAACCTCTATTGGATTATCTTTTTGAAAAGGTTGATGTTCCCAAATACATTCTAATTTCCCTTGCCCAGAAATTGTTCCATTCTCATATTGTCTTTTAAACCTATCTCCCATAATACTTATATCAATATTTTCTCTAGTTGTTGTCATCTCAAACTCTTGAACTTTAGCTAAAGGTCTAAATTTACTTCCATCAGTTTGAATAACTACAGTCTTTGAACTAGAAGGAGTAACAAGAGTCTTAGCATCAGAAGCATTTCCCGCTAAAGCAAGAGAAAATTCATCAAATAATTTCACCCCTCCTACTTCATCAACATAAATAAACCATCTACCATCAGGATGATTATGCCCTGAAACAAGTTCTAAATCTGAACCATCTTGAGTCGCAATTTCTATAATATCTCCCGTAATTAACGATCCATGATCGAAATCAACACTAAATCGTTTCTTAGTTGTGTTGACATCGGCAGGATCTAATTGTGTAACAAGAGGTCTACCTTTTTTCCTCTTTAACTCAATAAGCCCTTCCGATCCAAAATAAATAGCCATTTATGTTATTAATCCAGTAACAGCCCCATTAACTTCAAAACTAACGTCAGCAGACATTACTTCTCCTACAGAACTTGTCATTGAAAGACTTGTAATGTAGGCATGAAAATGTATAGCAGTATCTGTTCCAGTACTGGGTCCTCCATCTGCTATTTGCAAACTAAATTTAACCGTAGATTTCGTTCCACCACCTTGTTCTCCACCATTTGCTGTAGCAGTCAAAACATTAGTTAAAAGATCTCCTACATCTGTGGTTTGATCATTAGCAACATTTTGCACTCTGTAATAGTAAATACTGCAACTACCTGTTACGCTTCTCATCCCAGCAATAAGTGTTCGATCTGTATCTGCTAGAGAACTCGTTTCAAGCACAGCTTGATTAGCAGTGAAAGACCAAGAACGTACTTTTGCAATCGTAACGTCATTAACTATTAATTTTCCGTCTTGACCTGAATAAAACCTAGACATTTTCCTTAGTTAAAAAACCTTTGTTCTATTCTAGTCCCCATCGAGGCAAGCAACAAAAGAACAAGTGACATTATTTATACCAGGTTGAACACTCGTTACACTAGGAGGTGCAGAATATCTCCATTTTAGACCATTACCCGAACCTGTTCGCATGTGAATCTTTAAAAATACATTATCAACACCTTGCAATCCGTGTGATTCATCGAAAGTGACATAATCCCAGTCACTATTTACATTGTTATAGTTTCCAAGAATAAGTACAGCATCCCCGTCGGACACATTAGTAAAACCCAATGTCAACGTTGAGTTAACAGGTTTATTTCCATAACGAATAATACTCTTTGCACCATTTTGAGCTTCAAAAACAGTTTGAGGGTATTCTCCTGCTTTAAAGGATCTACTACTTGGAGCAATATTTTCAGGGAAAGGAATATCAGCCATTAGGTAAAGTCATTGTCATCCCAATTCAGGATAGCTAGAGAACCAGTTGCTGTTAATGGTACATGACTTCCTGCTATTTCAATTAATCCTTCTTCTCCATAACTTAATGACTCAACCTTATAAACACGATCCGAAGTATTTGTTTTCTTAAGTGTAAAAACACTATTATTTAAGGTAGCATCATTAGCTTTGCCATTTGTTATTGTTAATTTTGCAGGTTTAACTTCTTCCATTCCTGGCCTCCAATAAAAAATAGCTGCATCATTTAAAGGTTCTAATCCTATGGATTGAACCGTTCCATCAGAAGAGATTGAACCATTTTCAAATCGACTGGTATGTGTTGACTCAGAAAATAATCTAAAATATTCTCCAGGTGCTAAATGCATTGCTGCTTGTGGAGTTGTTGAAAATTTAATTCCATGATCGACCAATTCTCTAACTCTTAAAGCATATTTTAAAAATTTTTCAGCATGAGAATCTGTCGTGCAAAAATTAGATAAATCAAACGTCTCGATAGGATCATCTTGGCTACCTATTAATAAACTTTTTTCAATTACTTTTGTTTCTGGGAAACCATTTTCTGTTTCTTTTCGATACATGGCTCGACCTTGAAAAATCTGACGTTCTTCTGGACTTAGAAAAGTAACCTTTAAATCTTTAATATTGCCATCAGTAAACAGTGCTTTTATTGGTGGTTTGGCAGAATAATCAATTGTATAATCTGTTTTGTTATAAGGAACAGCAGGAACTAAAGAAAACTTTCCAGCTAAAATCGTAAAATCTAATAAACAAAAACTAGCTTGTTGAAAAATAAACTCTCTTAAATTTTGGCTTTCAGTAATAACACCGTCCCAAAAGAATCCATTTGCTCTACAAAACTGTGCAGCAGTTTTCATTCGCTTTTCATCAACAGATAATTTTCCAATTAATTCACCTGCACCGATTGTTGGATCAGTTAATAAGGCATAAGCAATTTCAGGAAATAAGTTTGTTGCTCCTGTTCCACCATCAATTAAACGATCAACTATAATTCCTTTTTTAACGTAAGCAGATAACTGAGAAAAAGAACTCCATTCCTTTGAACTGTTAATCCTTAATCCTGCACAGGCCAAACCATCGTAATCAATATTACTTTTTAATACATGCTCATTACAGTATGCAATCTCGTGTTCAGGGCCATCTAAATGACTGGAACGTTCTGCGTCATATTTAATAAAATCAGCAACAGCATCATAAGGATTTAAGTTTCTGCCTTCAGGCCAAGGAGCATCAGTAACTAATGATCCACTATCTGTCAAAACTACCGTATCTATGGTTGTTGATCCTTTGCCAGGAACAGTAAATCTAACAACATCACCTGACGCATATCCTGAACCTCCAGTTTTTATTTGCCAAGAAACAGAATAAGGATCGTTGTTATATACGTTAACCGTAAGAGTTAATCCGCTAGGACTTCTACTTGCAAGATCAACCCCAGAAATAACTGTCGTAGCAACATTATCTGTCTGAGTAAACGCACCAGTTGTATCATCCCATTGGTATTTTTTAACAGAAAATTTTTGATCCCTTGAGTTTGCCCAAAACTCTGTACTACCTGAATTAATCTCTCCAGTTCTATATTGATAACCATCTTTCTCTATAGACCAAATTTCATTATCAAGAATCTCACTTATATTTCTAGGCCATAAATTATCACTATCCCATTTGTTATTTGCTGAACCTCTGTAATGTTTTCCTATTAC